CACACTTCCCCAAAAGGTTTTCTCGGAGACATTGAGAAGTATAATACGGCTACACTTATGGGCTGGCGTGTGTTCAGAACAACGCCTGATGACTTGTACAAGAAAAAGACCCTTGATTTGATGAAATCAGCCATTTTGAATGATTTTGCCCCTTAAAAAGCCCCTTTTTTGTCTAAAAGTGATTACTTTATACTCACTTTTTCATATTTTTGTGCGTACAATGTAATCACTAAGCAAAAAAGAGTATGAAAACAGAAACGATTCATCTTTCACAGATTCAGGTTAACGGGGCGAATCCCCGTACAATCAAGAATGACAAGTTTGAAAAGTTGATTAGGTCTATTCTAATTCTCCCGAAGATGCTTGAACTTCGCCCGATAGTCGTTGACAACACGTTCACGGTTC